ACCATCATTTGCAGTCACCGCTCCGGTAAATGTCGAAGTACCCGTTACCGTCAAATTACTGGTTAAACTCAAAGAGGCCGTTGATAAATCACCCCCGGTATCCCAAAATTTAAACTGTACATCATCCATAATTGACTGTTGCTCTGTGGCATCTGCTGTAAACAATAGTTTATAATACCGATACCTTGCAGCCGTAGTCGTAGAAATAGTAAATGTAGTATCTGCGGTTTGCGCCCACGTTACCGTATCGCTAATTGACGCATAAGAGGAACCCTCAAACTTTTTAGCCTGTAAAACAATTTGCATACTCCCCCCACTGGTCACCGTGTCAATGTCCACATAAACATCAACCATTTGAGGGAAATGCTGAAAATTGTCAACCTCTACATAGTATGTTTCGCTCTCATTAATAGTATCTGCCGCCGAAAAACCTAAATTCAGATAGGTCTGCCCGGTTTTGACAGTCGCTGATTTATCCTGTGCAAATCCTGCCACTCCCAACAGGAGTATTGCTATGATTGCAAAATACCTCATTAAGCACCGGATTTAGTGATAGAGGCAATGTCACTATCAATGTCACTCGAATAAATAACGGCAGCCTGGTCGCGAACACCAAAAGCAACCCGTACCTTAATCATAACGGTTTTCTGACCTTCTGTTAAATCAGTTCCATTATAACCAATTTCGATGGTCATGTCCTTGCGAACACCAAGCATCAGTTGGTTTCTGTCATCAACAACAAGCGTATTGGCTGTGATTGAAGATGAATTGCGGATAATAAGACCACAAACACTCAGTGGATTGCCAATGGCATCAAAGGTTATCCTGCGGTCTGCAACAGAATTGTCCATAGCATCTTTCAATGCAGCCAGTTTAGCAACATCCAGGGGATTCATCCAAGTCTCATTCGGGTGATATTTGTTCGTTTCACACTGCAACTTTGCGGCAGCAATAAGATCAATAACATTGGCCCCCTCGGCAAAATTTGCATAAGACCGGAAGTTCCCAAAACCTTACCGTCAATGCTGTCCTTAATTTTGTCAGGAGCAACAGTGTTAATTTCGTCCAGGGCTTCTTCCAGATCGTCCAAAGTTTCATCTGAAAGGGTGAAATAAGTGGCGACATAAAATGCCTTGAAAGAAACGGTCTTGAACAGGAAACTTGATTGGCTCGGTGCAGACCCTTCTGTTTTTGTCCCGGAACCGTCCGTGTAGGTGTAAATCACCAATAATGACATATAGGGTTTGCTGATTCTCTTGCTTGGCATCACATCAAGTACGTGCGGATAAATCGTAAGCGGAACCCCAACCCTATTCGGGTCAAGCTGTGTCAAACGAATGTAATCAACATAGTTCTGTGAAATATTGCTTTGCAGTATATCAACAGCGTCCTTCATAATAAAGGTTGGGGTTTGGCGGTTGCCCTTGTCAGTAAACCATTCTTTCAAAGAATACCGTTCACCATAATCATCATTCTTTTTGGTCAGAACAATGTCGCCTTTTTCCATGATTGCATCACGCATTAGGTCACGGAAAGACTTCGGTTTTGCATCCCCGGCCAAACGACCTTCTTTCATAGCTTTCAGTTCGGCCATCATGTTTTTATTGGCCTCTGCAAGAGTTTCGTTGCTTTGAGCAAGTTTGTCAACCAGCCCTTTCAGCTCTTTGCGTCCATCATCATCCAAACCGTCGGCAATCTGCTTGTTTATTGCGTCCAGCCGTTTTTGAATATCGCTTTCTTTCACAAACTCTTTTTGTGAATCAACGATAACTTCCTTTACTTTTGCCTCAATGTCCTGAAGCAATTGTTCTTTTTCCTTTTCCATCATTTAAACTTTAAATTTTTACTTAAAAACTCGTAATCAATTGCTTTCAGAGTGCCATCGGGCGGCTCTGTATTATCTTCGTCAGTGCCTTGCGGCGGCTGATTTTTGTCTGCGTAAATTATTTCCGTTGCATCGTTTGACCCGGCTAAAACAAGACTGCCCTCTTTGTATATCCGTGCCTCCTCAACCCCAAAAAAATAGCCAAGTCCTTCTGCCATATCCTTATTGACAATCATATCAATATGTGAATCCCAATATGCCTTGTTCTCCGCATAATCTTTTTCCTCGCTGTTAATCCCCATTTTGATTTTCACGTAAATCATAGAAACAGACCCCTGTACCTTTCTCCTTTGTTTTATGGCCTCAAGTGCAGTGGGTTTTTGTATGTTCTTTTCGGCTACTTCAAATATCAATGCCTCTGTTTGTCCAGAAAAATCTTTGCCAACCCATGACCAGTCAATAAGTTTGGTAAATGCTTTAACATCTTCCGGCCACGCTATCACATTATCAATATCCAAACTGTGATTGGAGGCATAGAATATCTTACCCTCCTGCTCCTGTAATGTTTTTTTCCACAAACCGTCAAAATGAACATCCTCGTGGCTGTCCATGTACCTTGTCGTATTAATGACAGGATATACATAACCGTCCTTTACGTCCAACCCGGCTTTAATTGCAATATCCGGTTTCATGTAAGCACCAACAGGACTTAACTGCCCCTTTTTGGCGCTTTCATACTTCTGCGCCTTTTTTAGGGATATTATTTTATTTTCATTCAGTTTTAATTCCCTAAATAAATCCTCCTTGTTGGAGAAATCCTTGTTTAATGCCTTACAGTGTATCATTTTCGTATTACTTTTCGATTTTTCAATAACCTGTTCTTTTTTCTCAGAACTTTCTCTATTTTCATCAGTTCCTCTTTTTTTTCTTTTTCTTCTTTTTTACTTTTCATGCTATTGTTCATTTACTTTGTCTAATGAATCGTTTATAGAAAAATTTCCTTTTATCTTTTGAATTTGTTCGGTTAGCATATCAACTATTCGCTGATTGCCCCACGTATCAGAAACCTGTGGCATACCCAAAGCAGCAAGCCACTGATTGTAGGTTATAACCCCGGCAAAAAACAGTTCTTTTTGTATTGTGTTAATATTTTTGTCTATTTCTGATTTTTCCTTGAAGTTTTCCTGCATGGCCGGCAGGTGAGTAAAGTCAACAATATATTCAAACCCAAAATCCCTACATCTTAGCCAATTATTTATGTCATTCCACCTGTCAGCCTCTTCCGGGATAATCTCGTTTTGATACATCCTGCGTTCATCGTGAATTTGGTTTTCATAGGTTGTACCCTTTAAATCCATTTTTAACAGATTATAGGGAACGCCATAACGATTACACACCACTTGTGCGTCAGACGAAATTTCATTTAACAACCCTAACTTTCTTACGTCCTGATCTATGGTATGAACGGCAATATTGTGTCGGGTTACCATAAACTGATCCTGCCCGTCCATCGTGCCGTATTTAGACTGAAAATCGCCCTGAACTTCTTTTTTGTCCTCCTCCTCCATTGGCAGAGAACTGGCAAAATCATCCTTGCTGTTGCTGCTTATGATTGCCCTCGGCCCGCGTTCTTTTGCGATGATATTGCGGCTTTCATAGGCTATTTTGATATTAGCCAAAGCCCACGCAAGAGACACCTGCCGGGATTCACCTAAAACAACATCCTCTTTTTTGTTTAACCTGATATTTGGCTCTTTGCGGTGTAATACTTCATTTATGCTAAAAACCCTTTTGTAGTCCCCATTTTCCCAAAGCCATTTTTCGATTATTCCCTCAAGTCCGATCTGATCAAAAAATTTACCCGTAACTTTTGGCTTCATAAACTGTGGCCATACGTGCCACAAATAATCAACGTCCTGAATAGAAATTATACCCATTGGGCTGTTGCCATAAATAAACCCGTTGCCAAATACATCTTTGAAAATGGAGCTTAATGCCAAAAATTCTTTTGTGGATTGAAGCGGATTGGGATTATTTTTCAGCCGGAACATTTTTTGTACGATCTTGTCAAGATTCTTATTTTCCCGAAAATCTTTTTCGGTGAATACTTCACCCGTCTTAATGTTACGTACATTGATTCTGGCATTGGAGGCGTAATCTGCCTTAATGTTAATGACAGAAGAAAGCACCGGGTTTTCCCGATACTCCTTTTCAAGTGCCGTTGTGGTAGATAAATCTAATTTGTGCGCCTCACCTTTTAGTAAAACACTCGTTAAATCCGTCAATGATATATTGGGAACAGATTTAACAATACGTCCTCCTACAAGTTTTTCAGCCGCTTTCCTGGCATTCTTTTTCCTGTAAAACAAAATTGCCATGCGCTTGGGTTATATGTTACAAAGATAATCAAAATCTATCAAATATTTTTATTAATAGATTTTTTTTATCACATTAGTCAAAAAAATTACTATAATGTGCCCTTATGACATACGCTAACCCGGAAATACTATCAGGAGCATCATCCCTGGTTTCCTTTCCATTTCTCAAATATCGCCAAATCTGTTTCATAAATAAACCATACGGAGAATCAGCCTTATGTTCTGCCCGGAAAATAAAATGTTCTTTTATAAATCCCTCCTGCGACAATATCCTAATCAACTTATTGGTTTTATTTTTTATTCCGATTACCCGCGTGTTTGTTGGTTTTATTTTTGATACCCTGCCTATCGTCCTGAAATATTCCGGTATATTTTTCCTCAAATCCCTGATATGTAAAGCTCCGGCATTGTTAGCCTCAATAAAAACTTTTACAGGTTTGTGTTCGCCAACCCTTACTATTATCTGCGGTTCAACCACCGATAAATTTTCCTGTGTAAACAGGGCATCGTGTATATAAACCTTGCCATTCACTATTTTTGCCATTGGCATTGAGTAATAATCTTCCCCCTCGTCTGCCGTGTCACAATAGAATATTTCAATGCCGGGCAACTCCATCATTTTAGCAAAGCCAATGTCGTCAAGGTATTGAAGTTCGTTTTTAGCAAAGCACAATCCCTCTTTTGGTTGCGGGTCTTGCATGTATTGAGTATCAAATACGATTGAGTTTGCCTTTTTGAGTTTATAAAGCTCCTCCAATGTATGCTTAAAAGGCCATAACGCTTCTTCTTTGCCGTCTCTTGTCTGAATCGCAGGAATCTTGACAACTTCCCATTCATCGGGTTCTTTATCCAATAAAAAACCACAAAGGTCTTCCGGATGAACACGTTGCATAATGATTATTATTGGCGTTTTCCTGCTGTTGGCCCTTGACCGAATTGTGTTGTCAAACCTTTCGTTTATTTTGTCCCGGCGTACATTGTAGTCAGCATCGTCCGGTTTTATCGGGTCGTCAATAATGATTGCCCCGCCAAATTTCTCTTTTGTGTCAATGTTGGTAATAAAGTTGTCAATATCCAGATCATCCTCCAACTGCCCGACCGTTCCCGCACCAAATCCGATTACCTGCCCTGCCGTTGACGCAACATACAATCCTCCCCCCGCATCCGTGCGCCACCTCTTTTTTGCCTTACTGTCTTTCTTTAGATTTACGTTACCGAAAAGTGTTTTGTAGGCATCCGAGTTAATAATGTCCAAAATGTTCTCTGAATTGGTCAGCACCAAATCATCAGAATAAGAAAGGTGCATAAAATTAGCCTTCGGATTTAACGCTAAAGCATGAGCGATAAAGTTTACAACTGCCATTTCCGTTTTCGAGTAACGTGGCGGACAGTTGATTATCAGCCTTTTAGTTTCCCCCCGCAATACCCTTTCAAGCGCCTCGGCAATTATCTTGTGGTGTTCATTAACTTCAAATTTTACTCCCTTAATTTCCTTAAAAAAATATCTCGTGAAAAACAATAGCGATTCCTGACATTTGTATTTGGCTACTTTAAGTCTTGCTATTTGTTCTTTTGTGTGTTGAGGCATTTGTGTCTTTTTTCTATTTCCTGAAAAAGTTATCTCCGGCTAATTGCCTTGCGGTGTCCTCCTTTGTTGTTCTGACGTACCGCATAAAACTTTTCTCGCTACGATGCCCGGTAATCTTCATAATTTCCTGCACCCTCATTCTTCCTGTTTTAAAAAGGTTTGTTGCTCCACTTCTTCTTGCGGTGTGGGTTGAAATAAGTTTCCACTTCTCTTTTGTTTCGGTTATAACCTTGCCTCCTTTCGTGTAAGTAAGATTTACGGGTTCATTAATTCCTATTTTCAAGCAAATAGATTTTATACACCTGTTAAAATACTGAGAAGTTACTCCATTTGGAAATTTACCGCCATATTTATCAAGAATTTCATAAACAAAATCGTGAATGGGAATGACAACCCTGGTTTTGCTCTTTTTAGTAATCTTATTTATAAACCCGTTTTGAATATTTTCTTCGGTCAATTCATTTAAATCAGAATACCTTAAAGCAGTATAACATCCAATAATAAACAAGTTTTATTGTTGAACCTTTTAACTCAGCGTATAATACCTGTTAATCTTTCTTATTATAGTTAAAAATGGCATTTCTCTTTTGTATTTCTCC